TATGTTCTATACAATGGTAGTGTATTTAAATCTAAAATAAAATAATTGGATGTATTATCACATGAAATTTTAGTATATTCTCCAAATGGATATATAACATCATCTGTTACATAATCTTCCAATTGATAATATGATGTTGTAGGTAAATATTTTGATTGGTCATATTCAAATGTTGTTGAAAATGACTTTAAAGGAAACATATCTCTACCTTTAATTCTAATTTTTATCTTACTATCTTTACTATATTCCGTTTTTAAATTGGTAATAATTACTTTATAATCATCTTGAGCAGAACCAGTAACTGGTAATAAACTGCCTGTTACAAATGATACATCATTCCAAACTACTTCTAATTTTGGCTCATATATAGTAGTAGTTTCTTTAGAAAAGAATTTCAATACACCATAATCTAATGCATTTTCTTCGTTTTCTAATCCATGATGTACAATAAATCCATTATTTGGTATAGAACCACTTAACCAGCTATTAACTATACCTGTCACATTAATTCTGATATCAGCATCTTCATAGTTATAAGATTGAGATGCTTGAGATGCAGTATACCACGTTCCCCCTTCCGCGTTTGCAGAACCAGTTGTTCCTGGCGTAAATACCGCAGTTCCTGCAGTAACATTATCTTGCCAAGTATCAACACCATTTCGGTATTTCCAACTTACACCATCCGATGTAATATTATCAAATTTAGTACCCGTTCCCATTGTCCAACTTTGCGAAACTGCGTTCGCGTGTATTGTATATTCTAAAGGAATTTCTTCTGCTTGAGAAGATTTTAGATTTAAATAAACAATAGAACCACTTGGGATTCCCATATTAGCTACATCAAATTTTATTAAGGTTCTAGCTATATCTTTAGCGGAACCATAATATAATTTACCAACCTCTAATATCTCATCTCTACCTGCATTTTGGTCTGGTTGTTGTAAGTAGATACTGGCATCGAACGATGATGTGAATAATTTATGCATATTATAAAGCTCTTCCTTTTATATCTTTGTTAGGGTATTTTACTTCGAAAATGCAAGGGTCTAAAGATGGATATACTATCTTACCTCGAGTTGCTTCATCGATGTTGTATTTATTTGGTGAATAATTTCCATCTCCACCACATAAATTTGATATCTTTACGGATGGTACACTCATTACTCCTTCCACGTTTGCAAGTATTAACTCTAATTCAGAAATGTTTATTGGTTTATTAAATGTCCAATTATCAATGTTAAAATAATCTTGCACTTTAACTAAACAATTGGTAACAACTTCTCTTTTATTGTAGTTTGAATAACATATTACATCAAAGTCAACACCTATATTTACAACAAATCCATCAATCATATTCACCGCATCTGTAATCATTCGATACTCTCCTAAATATGTTTTTAGGTTCTGTTTAACTGCCTGATTTATTGGAGTTAAATGTTTATTAACATCATACCCTAAAACATACATATTAATTGCAAATGGGTTATTTACTTCATTTAATGATGATTTTTTAGTTGAAAGATACTTAATCAATTCACCTTGGATGTCCGATTTACTCATACCTTTAAATCCATCTACTAAATTAGTAAATTCTGCAATAGATGCCGGACTAGATAAAATTGAAGCAGGTGAATTATTATCTATCTCTCCATCTTGAGATACATATACTTTCGCAACTGAACCATATCTTTCTGGTAGTGATAATGCCCTTACTATATAATCCTGTTTAGTTACTGCTCTGTTTTGTGAACCAAATGTTGCTAAAGCATTTTGTCTAATTTCTTCAATAGATTCGGCTCCTCTACCACCTATTGCAGGTTCTAAATTTTCTACTGCAATCGATGATTTAAATGAATTATACATTCCAACAATTCCAGTTGGTATGGCCAATAAATCATCATCAAATTCAATTTTTTGAATTTTCGTTAAATCACCAACATTCACATTTGATGCAATTCCACCACCTGTTAAATATTTTATAGTTAATACTTGTCCAGCAGGAGCTATACCAAATGTATTTGTTTTTAAAAAATTGGATGGGTCAATTCCTTGATTTAATCTATTAATAGAATTTGCCAAACCTAATCCTATATTTTTTGTATTAGGTAAAATTTGCTCATCTCTTAAATTAACATCACCACTACCAAATTGTATTTCGGTTGTATTATCTGAATTAATTTTTACAGAAAATCTACGAGGTACTTTTTGTACTTCTAAAATATATGGTACTGAACCAGAATAATATGATAATTCATTCACATTAGGTTGTTCTACAAATATACTTTCTTGAGCCAAATATGGAACTTCGTAATATTTGTTATTATTAGAATCTGCTATTGATACTATTTGTATAATGTTAGTTTCGGATAATTGGATAGTTGGATAATCCGTATCACTACCCAATGTAATACCAGTAGTATTTTCTCTAGCTGATATGGCTTTAATTTTTTTAGATACTAAATATTGAGTAGGAGTACCTGTTATAGCATCCCTTTCATATACTTCAATTGTCCTATCAGTTGGGTTTGCAAAATCAATTGCATCAGTTGTTATAAACGATACATTACTATTTGTGGATGATTGTACCTCAAATCCAGCTTTTATTTTAAAGTAGAATCTAGAATCAGCTTCATAATTTGTACCACTGTTATTTTGTGCATTATACACCGATGGTATTAATTGATAAACGGTTAATGTAGTTATAGCAGGTGAAGTTACTTTGGGCTTATACCCCATAGATTGTGCCAATGATACCACATTTTTACGTTCCGTAGCGTGTGATAACATTGATTCTTTTAATTGAGTATCTTGGTAAAATGAAAGAACATCTCCAATTGCTGCAGCTTGTTCAATAAACACCATACCAGGTGATGCTTCATTAAAATCTGAATATGTATTTGGGAAATAGGTTTTAGTAAAATCTATCAAATTTTGCTTAAACGTAGCAAAATCTTTACCAATGTAATTGATGTTTTTTGTATCACTACCCCAACTTGTATTTGATGGATTAATTGCCATTACTAATTATTTATATTTATTTGTACTGATTCTGTTAAATTTGGATTTGATGCTAACGCAAATTGAATGTCTAACGATATTCTGTTTGTATCAATATCATTATCATCGTAATCAAATACTATTGAAGTTAAACTTAAATATGGTAACCAAGTATCAACTGCATCTACAATAGATGTTTCAATTCTTGATTCAATTGTAGCACCATCCATCTGTTCAAATAACACCAACCAAACATCACACCCAAATTCAGGATTCATTAATCTTTCTCCCTTTTTTGTTAGTATTAGGTTTTTTAAATTATCTTTTGCTTGAGTTAGAGTAGTGTAGTTTGTAGAAAATACGCCATTAGAATTTGAAGATTTATTTATCCCAATTCCTAATATTTTATAATCATTTTCCGCTAAATCTGCTACTTTTACGTTACCTAACTCTATTGCCATTATTTAAATCGTTTTACTAATTCTGAATAATCTCTTGTTAATGCTTTTATTGTAGCATCCTGTAATCCATCACCAGTTGATTCCAATTGTTGTGGAATGTTTTGAGGAATATTTGATTCTCTAAAATCCATAGTTTCCCAATCACTTTCATCAACCCTTAATTCTGGTTTAATCATATCTAATACACTTCCAACTGATTGGGCTCCCTCTTTACGTTGCTCTGCTGAAAATGGTTGAGTCATATTAAGAATCTCATTAATCATCGGGTCTTTGGAAAATTCCTTTTTGATTTGAGGTTTTGGTTGAGGTTGCACTACTTTTCTACTTTGTTGTAACGCGGAAGTTGCAGCCTCAAATGGGTCTACCGATTTAATTGCTTCCTTTAGAGTAGGAGCGGTTGATTTTTTTGGTAAATTTAAAGTAACCGCACCAGATTTGATAAGTTTAGCAACTTCTTCTTTCACTTGTGCTTTTACTTCATTCTTAACCACTTCTTTAATTAGTGATAATAAAATGTCTGATTTCATAAAAATTATTGTTCTATTTGTTAATAAATATAATAAGTTAAAATTTACACCGATTTATCTTGAGGCAAGTAGTGTAGATGATTCTATTAATTCGGCTTCATCACCATATATTATAGATTTTATAGCTGCTGCAATTTCTGGTTCCTGTGTTTGTTCTCCCTCTATAAATCCTTTAGCTATAGCTGCTCCAACTGCAGAAACTACGTCATTTTGATTTTCAGTTTGAGTTATTTCACTAGAAACACCGACTAACGCATCTACACCAACTATTGCTATACCACCCGCAAGTGATACCATATCCTTAAAATCTAAAGAACTCAATGGACTTCCACTAAATGGTTTAACAAAATAACCCGCCCAAGGTAATACTCCAGGTGCAGGCGGTGCTGGTGGGGGATATGTGCAATTACAGGTAAATAATCCACCTACAGTTAGCAAATGTACTGATGCGGATATTATAAAATTTAATAAAAATGGAGAAATACTTGCCATTGGTGGTACAACAATTGGTGTCCATATTCCAGGAGATAAATTCAATCCAACATTTGTTGTTAAATTTGCAACTGCACCAATACATGGTATATTTGGGACGGGTATTTTAGCTGATGTAGCCCCCAACCAATATGCCTGAATTGCTGGTCCGATATCCCTTAATAAATCTCCTGTTTTACTTAATGTGGTTGTATTTAAAATTAAAAGTAAAGTTGCTTCCATTAATGAGGTATTTCCTTCAAATGGAACACCTCCTATCAATGTTTTACCACCTCTTATAGCTTTATCATATTCTTCGGTTAAAGATTGAGCAAACGAGTAATTGTTTGCTATATTTGCCAAATCTTGTTCAGGAAAAAAATCTCCAATAACACCAGTATCTCCCAATACAGAAGTACCTCCCACAACTGAAGCTCCTACTCCTGCTATTTTAGATTTAGCAACATTTTCTGCCATTTCTAATGACATATTTAAATAAAAATCCGTCCAACTATTTGAAATTCCTCCCTTAAAAAGTTGTTTCGCTGCATTTAAATTTATAGCCATTAGGTTTTACTTAAATAATTATTAGCAGATAATATAGTTTTTAATTGGTTGTTTATTGATTGAAATGTAGCTGCGTTTTCAGGACCCAATTTACTAGGACCAGATGGGGTTAGATAATTTTGATTTAAAATTGCAAGTATCAAATCTTGTAATATTGCAACCAACTCTCCACCTAATACCATTTGTTGTACATCTGCTCCATCTTGTCCAATACCTGTATTCTTTCCTAAAAATATTTTACCACTATCTGAATTAAGGAATATTTGATTAGAACCTTTTGAGTGTATTGTTATATTTTTATTGTTGTGAACATATACTTCTTTTTCTGCATCAATTGTAAAATTACCATCAGTTAATATACCAGTATTTCCTTTACCAAATATAATAAATTCACTTGCTTTTGAAGAAAGAATTATTCTATCAGAATTTATAAATAATTGGTCACCCTTTAAAGAATCGGATGATGGATATTCTTTGAATGCAGTTTTAGTTTTGACTACGGTTTCTTTAAATGGTACTTTAACTTTACCGGAAGTTATATAAATCGATGTACCATCTTTATTAATATCCTCATCTACTAATTCACCTATTTTTTTTGAATCTAATTCTGGATTCTGTTTATTACGAATAAAAATAGATGGAGATGATGTTTTACTATCTTCAGTTAAAAAAAACTCACTAAAACGAATTGTATTACCAACTCTACCACTTATAATAGTATCACCGTTTGATGGTTTTAAAAATTTAATTTTTTCATTTACTACATATTCGTTTTTATCTTTAGTTTTAGTTTTTGCATTTGTTTTACCACCAGTAGCGGCAGTATTAGCCATAGAACCACCACCCTGTTTTCCAGCAGGCACTTCTACATCTTCCTCTAACGTAGCATAATAAGTTGTATAATCTCTCCTATAATTTGAGTAAGGAGTGGTTGTATATGGTAAATAAAACGATTGATTATGTAGTTTTACTATAACTACTGTTTCACCTTTAATTGGAAATGTAAAATTATTTTTATCAAATGGAAATGCGTAATCATCTACTTTAATACTACTTTCTTTTCGATAAGTGATAGCACCATACATCCTAGCATCTTTATCCGAAAATGTTTTATTATCGTTGTATACTGGAATAGCATCAAGTCCTGCTTCACCTGGTTCTTTGGTTAACAATTCAGTTGTTGTACCGTATACATTATCTACGGTTGCTAAAAAGCCAAATATATTACTTTGAGTATCTGCCATTATATTTTAGTTTTTATCTCTTCGATTTCAACTTGAATATCTAATAACTTTTCATCTGATTTTTTTTCTACTTCATTTATAGTATCTTCTAATTCGTTTAGTAATTGTGCTTTTTCAGTTTCACTTAACCAACCATCTTCACCAATTCCTTTAGCTTCAGCTTGAGCCAATCGTTGTGCAATTGTAGCCAACTTAATTAAATGGTCATCATTCTTAATCGATGAATCAATTAAGTCTCTAATAATAGGGGCTATGACAGTTGCTTCTCCTACACTCTTAATTAATTTACGAAGTGATTCAATCATTTCTGAAATGTTCTTCTTCTTTACTTGCTGATTATCGTAAATATCTTTAAATAATGATGATAAATTTTTACCATCAAACAATTGAAATTCTGTGCTCATAATATGTTATTCTTTACTATATAATTATCTAGTTATGATATTTTACTTACTATATAATTTCCAATAACTAAATAATCCATATCACAATTTTTAAATGTAGTAACCGCAATGTATGGGTCATTAACCATTGTTTGTCCTCTTAAATTAAAAGATGTATTCAATAGTATAGGTGTTCCACTTACTTTTTCAAATTCTTTTAATAAACTATAATATAAAGGATTTTGTTCATTGGTTACTGTTTGGATTCTTGCACTATTATCGACATGAGTTACTGATGGAATTGGAGTTTCTGAAATAACCTGAACTACTTGATTCATATATGGAACATCCTCTTCTGATTTAAAATACTGTTGATAATCTTCGTGAGTTACCGATGGAGCAAATGGTCTAAACATTTCTCTCTTTTTGACAACCTTATTAATTCTATCTCTTACATCTGGTAAATGTGGATTAGCTAATATAGAACGATTACCCAATGCTCTTGCACCAAATTCAGTTCTACCTTGAAACCAACCTATAATATTACCTTCCTTAATTAATTCGGCAGTTTTACTTAATAATGTATCGGTATTTTTATAGTATTTAAAAGATATATCTCCTATCCTATCTATAATATCTAATACATATTCTTTACTAAATTCGGGTCCTAAATATGGAGATTGATTATCACCACCTTTTATTTTGTTGTTTCCAATTACATCATGCCATACATATAAACAGGCTCCAATTGCAGAACCTGCATCAGATGGTGCGTAGGGAATCCATACATTCTTAATACCACAATGTTTTTTGATTTTGCCATTAGCAGTTCCATTATATGCACATCCTCCACCTAACACTAAATTTGAATTACCAGAATAACTAGATGAATTATTAATGATGTAATATAAACACCTCTCATACCATCTCTGTAAAGAAGCTGCTAAATCCATGTGGTGTTGTTCTAATTTGGATTCAGGTTCACGTGGTTTAAATCCTATCAGTTTAACCAAATCCAATGTAAACATATCCGTATTAGAATATTCCCATGTAAAATACTTCTGATTTATATTAACTAAATTAACCGTATCCAACGATGCTAATGTATCAAATAATTCGTTATATTTTGAAGAATCTCCGTATGGAGCCAATCCCATTACTTTATACTCACCACTATTTGGTTTAAATCCTAAATATGAAGTTATAGTTGAATACACTAACCCCAATGAATTTGGGAATTTTACGTTTTTAATTTCAATAATACCATTTGAATTACATTCCGCAATTGAGATAGTATCCCATTCACCAACACCATCAATTGAAATTCCAATAGCTTCATCAAACGGTGATGTGTAAAAAGATAACGCTAAATGAGATAAATGATGTTTTGTAAATGTAATTACACCATCATACCCAATAGCATCTTTTATATATTTTTTTAAATTTCCCTCTGTTGCTTTAAATTCTTTTTTAAACTTATTCCAAGTTTTGAAATATTTAATCCATCTTTTTCCTAATGTTTTACTAACTCTATCATATTTGATATTTGGTACTTCATACCAACAAAGGATATCTACTTTATCTATTGTAATTTGCGCGTAAGATAAGCATGCTTCTATAGCTTTTAATGGAAAAGAGTTGTCATGCTTTATGCCTGACAACTTCTCTTCTTCTATTGCAAATATTACCTTACCATCTATAAGCAATGCAGCTGCTGAATCGTGATAAAATGCGGATATTCCTAATTGAATCATAATATTAAATTTTTATGTCACCATCTCTTTCGAACTCATTATATAGTTCCATTTGTCTTTCTCTCATCTTATTAACAACTTTAGTAATATAATGAGTTGGGTGACCAGTCATCTCTCTAATAAGTAGATAAAGAGATTTTTTATTGAAATTTTCTATGTATTCTGCTCTTCTAAATAATTCTAAAACTGAATCTGCTATTTGTAAATCTCGTTTTTTAGGAAAGAAATTTTCTAAATGTTTATCCCAATAATTCAACATTACTACATTAAAAGTTCTATGGTCATCATTACGGACTTCTTCTGTAAAATTGTTTTCAGTATCCCAATGGTCTGGCATTGCAGACATTATATCCGTATCTTTATATCTTTTATAATTTGCGTTGTTATTTAAAATCAAATAGTTTCTCGCAACAATTGTGAAATAAGAAAAGGCTTTACCTTTTCCATTTTTATACATGTGAATTTTTTCAATCATAAAAGCAACAACTTCACACATCACATCTTGTGGGTCATCATCAAAATATGAAAACTTCCATTTGTTGTAAACTATTTCTGCTAGTTTATCAAATGCAGGCTTAATTCTATCCCTATATAATAAATCTTTAATACGTTGATTATCCGATAGGTTGTATTCTATAATTGCATCTTCAGTATCTTTTGTGAAGTATTGTTTGCTTTTTGCTTTTCTTGGCATTTTAATTGAATTGTTTGAATCTTTCGATAGTTTCTTTTATTTGATAAAATATAGAACCTACTTCATCATCCTTCTCAAACATTTCACGAGAATCTATTTCTCTTAATGCCTCCAGTAATGCTTGGTTTCTTTGAGTTTCTCTTTCTATAAACTCTTCGTATTTTTCTAATTTTGTTAAAAGATTCCTAACTATATATAATGCAGTTAAGAATAGTACAATTATTATTCCTAATAAAATTTCCATATTAAACTATTTCGTATCCTTTTAAAAAATAATCATTTGCTTTTTTGTATTTAACCTCAACTAATTCACCTGTTGGTGATTTCATTACAATTTTGTCATTTCTACCATAATTGTTTTTCTTTGTGATAGTTGTAGAATAAATTCTATCTTTAATAGTTATCCCATCTAAATGGTCAATTTCATGTTGTACAATAACTGTCATCATTGTTTCCATTGAAACTCTTTCATCTACTTTATCTCCTTCTGGATTAATTTCAAATTCTAATTCTCCCAAATTATCAGTTTGAACTTTAATTTTACAAGACCTGATAGTTTTCAGTGGTTTTTCAATTGTTTTTGGAATAGATAGACATCCTTCATAAAAAAGAAATCCTTCTTTAGACCTTTCTGTAATAACTGGATTTAAAAGAAATAGTTCTCTACCAGTTTCTTCGTCACCAAATTTAATATAACAGGCTCTTTTCTTAATACCTAATTGAGTTGCCGAAATACCTAAACCTGGATACTGATGTAATCCTGCTTTAAGTGTTTCTTCTAATTCATTTGCTTCAATAGCAGTAAATTCTGTTTTGGGAACGCGTGTTAACAAAAACTCGCTAAATTCGTTAGATTGTAATCCGTTTGATGCTTTGTCTGTAATTAATTTCATATTTTTATTTATTTTTTTAATCCGTATTTTATAAATTTATACCATATTCTTTCATGAATATAATATTGAACTGGTTTATACACTAATTCTACAACTCCAAATGCAGCCCCTATCTGAATTGAACCACTTATCCACCACATTATTAAAAACCCTATGAGGGTACTTAAAATACGATATGAGATGGTTTTAGCAATATGTCTCTTACGTTGTACTACCATTTGAATATATTTCTCCTTTTCTAATTTTAGTACCACTTATTTCAGCAATTTCTGTTGGTGGTTCATGATATATTACATCATATCCTACACCTCTACCATAGTTTACTGATTCAATATCAGGAATAATAGATATATGAATTTGATTCCAATTTTCTTGAAAGAATGGTTCTTTTGTTAATTCAATCATTACCTGTTGGGCAGTTTTGGGGTTGTTTTCATCTACATCCACATCTCTAATTGCCACCCAAACATTCTTTCCCTTTTCAAGTTGTTGATTGATTAACCATTCATGTCCTTTGTGCCAATTCTGCCATCTTCCGATGTATAGTGCGTACTTTTTCATAACATTGTTTTTATAAATGGTAATATTGCTAATTCTTTTCCTTTTGCTTCAACCATAATGTCCACATCCAACTCGTATGTATTGGGGAGGGCATTAATATACACCGAATGGGCTTGTGGTTTTTCTTTTGGATTATTTTCATGTAATGCTTTTGATTCTGAATAATGAACTTCTTGTATAATACCTTTTGGCCAAGTTGTGGCAGCAAGTTTAAGAGCTTCTTCTTCGGTTAACCCACCCGTACAAAATTGGTGATGATGGTAATCAAATACAATAGGAATACCTGTTCGTTCGTAGATATACATCAAATCTTTTACGGAATACATAGAAGCCTTATCATCATTCTCCAATGTCAATCGTTTTTGTACGCTTGGAGAGAGTCTTTTGAAATTTGTAATCAATCTATCCATCGCAGATTGTTTATCTCCGTATACCCCATTACAATGGATATTAATATTGTTGTAATGGGTTTTAGATAACCCCATAAGGTCAAATATCTTACCATGTAATTCTAAATCAGCAAAAGTTTTCTGAATAACTTCTTCGTTGGGTGAAGGGAGCACATTGAATGGGCCAGGATGAGAATTAATACGGATATTATGAAATTTGGCAAAATCACCTGCTTTCTTTAACTCCGATTTAATTTCTTTGTAATCTTTTAGTTGGGTTAAATCCAAACCATCACCCCACGGAATAATAGTGGATGATAAACGAAAAAAATTGATATTATGGATACGATTCCATTCTAATATCTTAATAATATCTTTGGCATTTGCTAACGCCAACTCCGAAACGTAATCCAAGCCTTTGGCATTGAATGTTTTCTTCACCATTGAACGATTTGTGGTAACCTTGTTACCCATCGACATATTAATACACGCATATCCTATATTCATACTTTAAATATAAGAAAAATATTTCGTATTTACAAGCGGTTAGTAAGTTTTGATGTTTTCTTCTTCGTTACGGAATTTAGCCAAATCCCTAACACTTCCTTTTTTGGTGTTTAACCAATAATTTACAGCTTTTGGATTATTTATCCACAATTTACGATTATTCCATGGAAATTCTGGATGCATGTATTCTTCCCATTTTAAATTTGAAGTTTCTTCTTCCTCTTCTTGAATTTTTTCAATGTTAGAAGCAGTTTCGTCAACTACATCCTCTGTTTTATCACCATAAATTTCATATAACCCCAATTTTTCATCATTTTCTATCATTTCAACTAATTTTTCTTTTTGTTGGAGTTTTTTGTTAGAAATTAAACCATTAAATGCGATAATTAGAGCAACTGCGAGAGGGTCAAACACAATTACAATCAAAAATATGAAGAATTTTACTACATTTTTTAATTCAATACCGAATGCTTCAGCTACAAATCGAAATCCACCTACTTCTTTCTCTAAATCGAGGTTAGCAATCTTAATTTCGTTGATTTTTTCTGTTTCAATTGCGTTTTCTGCTTGTAAATTAGAAATTTTATCGTTAATTTTACTAATTTCCTTATCTCTAGCATCAAGTGAACGTAATAAACGTGAATTTACTGTACCTCCATCAATAATTTTACCTTGATTGGAGTTAAATTCGGTAATTTGAGTAGAAAGTTGAGTAATTTGCTCGGTGTTTTGGTCAATTTTTGTTTGATGAACCTCAATTTCTCTATCTACTTGCTGCAATTGTAGTGATTGTGCTTGAAATGCGTTTGAAAGGTATCCAAAAATACCTGCGGAAGTGATTAACATTAATAATCCAACAGATAAAGTTAAATACCATTTGTTGAATCCTTTAATGTTATCCCATTCTTGTTTGAGATATGTTGCAGCAACTAATTTAGCTAACTCTAAAGAGGAAGCCATTACTATAACTGATGTAGATGCTCCCGCAAAGAGAACACCTAAACCAGTTACAGAGAAATAAGCCGCACATCCGGCTACAATAATAGCAGATAATCCTACTAATACTTTTAGCCAATTCATATTATCGATTGATTCTAGCTAACTCTCCTACACGTTCTATTAATGCTCGGGCGTCTGCTAATGTAGTATGTGCTTCAGAAGGTGATAAGTTCTGTGCACCTGAAATTCCATTTTGTAAAATTCTCAATTTACCATCAATGGCTTCTAGTAAGTTTTTTATTTTTTCGTCGTATATCATACTAATAAGTATTTTTAAATAAAAAAAGGTGATAAGTTAGTCTTACCACCCATAAATATAGAAAAAATATTTCAATTAATCAACTGTAATCGGAATTGATTTTGACTTTCTTTCTTCTTTTTTATCAATTGTTAAAATAAGTAACCCATTAGAAAATTTAGCTTTCGTTTTAGTTCCATCATAATCTTTGCTTACCGTAAAGGTAACATCGATATCATGAACCAATGGAGAGCTTCCTTCTTCTTTTTTTGCTTTAATTTTAATTTTGTCATCTGTAACATCTAATTTAATGTTTTTAGCATCATGTCCTAAAACATTTAAAGTTAGTTGTTGCTGACCATCTTCCAATTGAGATACATCATAATCCGCTACAAATGAAGCGTAATTTGATGATGTAGTATTCCATTTTGGAGAATCAAATAACTCGTATAATTTTCTTAAATCTGTGATGTACATAATTTTTAATTTTAAGTTTTCAAATAATTTAAACTGATAGTATCCATTTTTATACCAATCAAATTATTATGACAAATTGTCAGTGTTCTCTAAATAAAGTATGACACTTTGTCTGTATTATTTAGATTTAATGTAATTTTGTCTTTCAATAATAGTACTCATGTGGTCTGCCCAATGCATTATGTACTGAATATTTGATTTAAGATATTTGGATAAATCAAATGTTTTGTAATATTTTACATTATCTTCATCATACATTCCATCTGTAAGTTTAATACCAAAATATTCATTTTCATTATACTGAATACCATACCTGTTAAGTAAGAAGAAAGTTCTGTCAGTAATTGCCATATAAGAGTTCTTACTATTTCTAGTGTATACTTCACCTTTATTTTTTACATGCCATTCTGATTCATTAGGTTCATAATGCAATTCTTCTTTAGTTCCTAACTTTCCTAAATCATGATGTAGTGCTACAAATATTAATTCTTCATCTGTAAAATCAGGTACACCACCCTGTGATACAAATACATTTTTCATAGCAATTGCATTCTTACAAACATTAAAAATGTGGTCGATATAACCACCAGGATATGCATTATGAAAATTTAAATTACCTGAAGCTGGTGATATCATAAGGTTACCACCTAATTCTGATTCAGAGTACATGTGAAGAAGTTTTTCTAATCTTTCTCCTGTGAAGTACTTTTCTAGGATTTTAAGAAACTTTTCGTAATTTGTTTTTAATTCTTGTTCTGTTTTTTGTTTCATTTTCTTGAGTAGTAAAGAGTTTAACTATTAATAATACCCAAACATACGAAAAATTTTCAACTTTTCCTAGTCATCAGATAAAAAGTTTTTTCTTTGTTAAAATTTCATATAGAATTTCAACCTCTTCTTCAGTAGTTAATTCAGGCAAATCATCATCAAACAATCGAAGAGTGTAGACGGTATTTCCTTTTTCATCAAAAAATTCATCAGATTCAGAACTGAATAATGCGGGAGCATATTCTATATTTTCTAAAGCATCCTCATCATCTATATCTATCAATGGTATAACATAATAGTGATAAGAATCTACTCCATCTTCTACTTCTATTTTATGACACTTCCATTTATTGAAGCTATTTTCAGTTATTAGAGTCTGTGGTAATATAATCATAATTAAAACATTTAGAAGTAAATATAATAAAAAAATATGAATTTTACAAATTACAGTTTCTTATAATATCTTTTTACCATTTTCTTTAAACAATCCTGCGTACACATAATTTGCAAATTGTTTATGTCCCAAAAAACTTAAATGATAATCTTCCATTTTACCTTTGGTAGCATCTTTTATATTTTGTGCTCTCGAATCTTCCCAAATAGTTTGGGTATAAAATTCAAAATATTTATAACATTTTATTATAGATTTTAAAAAATCATATCTTTGTTCATGACGTTGACGATATACATCATGCCCACTAAAATAATATGAAAAATTAACAATGGTTTCATATTCTTCTTTACTTTTAACTGTGGTTTTATATCCTGTTTCGGATTTGACTACGTTTCCGCATATAGTATAAAATTCACCTGGAGTTTCAGATGGTATATCAAATCGATTTGAAAAAGTTTTATTAACAATTACAATATCGTTTTCCGAAATTAAATGATAATTACTTATTATCTTATCAAATATATAATCATTAGATGCTCCACATTTACCCAAATTATTTAATTTATATCCCAATTTATTGGCCAATATAACAGGCCAAATTAAATCATCATCATTTTTTTTATATTGTTTATAATAGTCATCCCCCTCATAGTTTAGGACACATCCGTGTCCAAACGTCATTGAATCGCCAAAAGTCCAAAGTGTTGCCATTTTTAAATTAAAGTTTTTTCAGTTTCGTATAAATGATGAAAATTATGTAATACATTTGGAATATTTTTAACTTTATCCAATTCTAACAAAAACAAATTATGTTCTGGATGTTCTGGATTTGCTACATTTTTAATTTTAAATTCAGCTTCACTGAATGTACCCCAATCCGAAATTACATTAGTTCTGATATCCCATTTTACTTTACTTTCTCTGTTATCCATATATGATTTAATCATTTTATAAAAATCATACATTTCTTTATAATTAGTATCTTGCACCACAAATGAAAAAATATATTCTTTAATTGTTGGTATTTTTGTTATAAAACTTAAATTTTCATGTAACACATTCCAATTACCACCAATTCTAGTTTTAGTTTCGTATGTTTCTTTTGTAGCTGCATCTATTGAAATTTCACAAGTATTAACATAACAATGTATTCCACTCATCTTCTCCCACATTTCGGGAGTCCATAGTGACCCATTTGTATGTAAGTGAATTGATTTTAATTTTTTAAATTTGGTTGAATCCAATGTAATAAGAAACTGTCTAAATGATTTTGAGAAAAATGGGTCAGCCGAACCACTCAATACTAATCTTTCAACAAACGGTGATATTTCGTTATTGATTTCAGTTAGTTTTTTTTCTACAGTTAATCGTGCATTACCTTTATAATTTATCAATTCAACTCTACAGGATGGACATTGAAAATTACAACTTCTATCAAATGTAAAATTAATTACTTTAGGTTTTTTGGTTTTATGTAAAGTATCAACATTTTCACGTGTATTAGGTATAAATTTAAGAGGTACTCTATTACTTTTTAAACTTGCTAAATACGGACATAAAGTTTCATTACAATATTTGTAACTACCATCGGTTACACTATCTCTTATTTTTTCAGAAATTTCAGAATTAAAGCTAGATACTATACCACTACCATCATTTATATCAACTGGTAGCCAAGATGGACAGCACAAAAATTGTTTATTATCCTCCACTTCTGTAAAGTAGAATGGAGCGGTACATATATATTTTGATTTATCAATCATCCTTTAATACTATTATATTAAAATATTTTCTTTTTTATATTTTTTTTATCTATAAACACAATCAATGACCATCGTTCACCATAAGTTACTTCTTTAACTTCATGCAATCCACTTCCATAAAAACTATATATAGAACCACATATCTTTGGTAAAATTTTCATCGGATTGTAACATATAAGTTCTCCACCTCCGTAATCTTCATTCAAGCAAACTCCTATATTATATTCACTTCTTTTATCTATATGCGGTTGAAATTTATTTCCTGTTTGAACATTTTGTAAGTGAATTAAATTAATTGGTTCTACTAATTTTATACTTGTATGTTGTTCAATGTATTCCATTAATCTTACAAAAATCCATTCCGTTAAATCGGTTCGTTCTACATGCCAAGCAAAGTATTTTGTTTCATCACTTTCCCACCATTCATCAGATGTATGTTTTTTAAATACACTTTGAAGTGAAATTATTTTTTTACATTCTTCTTTTGTAAAATTTATCATATAATTTTATAATAAAGTTTTATTACTAG